CTTGTGCGTGACGCCACGACTGATAGCCGTTTCCTTTAGGCTTAAGGGAAGGTGAAGGGACCGCGCAAAGATAAACTCACCTATCATGGAGCAGTATACTGGTGAGTTAATTCTAAAGCCTAGCTCCAACGCCCAAATGGTATCAAACTTAGCGTTATGCGCGACACTCAGATCTGCCCGATCTAGATCTTTTTGAAACGCATCCCTTGCATCAGGCTGGGTCTTCTCATTGTGGTTCCATACAGCACTTTGTACTTTACCTATTACTCCGTTAATGATCAGAACCCACCAGACGCCTACGCATCTATTGTCCTTGTTAAATGGGCTGTTGTCGATCTTACCGTGATTATCTTTTACTGTGGTTTCAAAATCCCAAACAAGGATTGTGTAATTGGTCGGGTCAGCTAGGAAATTTTGTAGTTTCATGTTCTAAATAGGTCCAACATTAGTTTCTGTAATTTTATTGATTGGCGAATGATGTCAGCTTGCCTATTAAGAATAGTTTTATTCTTAACTGCCTTCTCGTATTCCTTCCGCTGCTCATCCAACTGCTCATAGAATTCTTCAATATCAGTCTCATTAATCATTCAGAATACCTACTTAAATCTGGATTAATTTTAACTATCTGAGTGCCATGCCAACCACTGATTTTATTCTTAGAAACAGTGATGTAACGCATAAGGTCATCTTCCTCGAGGTCCATCTTAGCTAACCCGATAATCAGATCAGCTTCCGCCGCTTTCCCAATTTTAGATCCTTCCATCATCGTGTAATTAAGGCGCGTCTTACCTTCCGCATCTGCGGATGCTTGACTTACCCCTATGACCGCACAGCCTTTGCCCTTCTTGGCGGTCTCCCTAAGTCTCCTATACAACTCTCGTAAGCGCTCATGTCCGGAGTTAAATTTACCAGCAATTTGAACCTTGTCAGCCTGATCAATGAAACAAATGTCTACATCCAGTTTTTTAATGTAGTCTTCTATTTTGTCTAAGTCCCAATCCTGCACATCCTTAAATGTAAGGCGTCCTTGGGCTCGGGCATGAAAGATCACTTTAGCTTTTTCAGTATCAGCTAATATCTCTTTCTTTGTCATTCCCGTTGCGGCCGAGTAGGCTCTAACAACAGTCCGGCGCGTTGATTCTTCGTTGCCCAGAATGAGAACTTTGTAACCCTGATCAATAAAACCTTTAGGTCCGACAGCTAGACTAACAACAAATGCAGTTTTACCAGTTTCTGGTGTGGCAAATATAATTCCAAATTCGCCATGCTGTATTCCGTACACATATCTACTAAGTGTCTCGATATTAAATTTAGGACGATTGGTATCATCCATGTCATTTTTTAACTCATCAATATCTAGGGTTGTGGGTGGGCCAAATTCATCAATTTGAAACCCTTCCTCGTAAAGCGCCATCACTTGTTGTATTTTTTTAAAAGCGTGTGGATTGCCCTCTTTTAACTCTAAAGCTATTGTGGCTACCCTGCTCCCAACATCCCTCTGCCACAGTTTCTCAATTACATCACCGGCAACTGCGTCCGAATAAGGCTCCTCGAGATCTATTAAAGATATAACGTCTTGCACATCACTCTTTTCAGCGCGAGTGCTTACAGGATTATCAGTTTCCCATATTTTGTATATTTCTCTAATCGTGAGGTCTTGCTCAAACTTAGCATGAGCCTTTTCTATAGTTGTATATATTGAACGTATCTCATCAGTGAATAGTTTACGGTGCAATTTAGATTTGTTCTGCTCGTAGAAAGAATTCCTCATGAGGGATTTTAAAATAGCTGTATCTAGCATACCTACCCCAACTGTTTTTTAATTGAGGTCACATTGTTACATTAGTGCTAATAAAAGTAAACCCCCAACTTTTACAAATCAGGGGTTTCTCTAAGTGCTACTAGTATGGGGAAGGGTTAGCCAGTTCGTATCTTTAACTTTTTAAGATCTGGTTTCTCATTACCGCGCCGTTCTTTTATGTCCGCTTGGTAGTAGACAACGCGATTATTACCTCTGACTAGATTTTGCATAGCTTCCTCTAATCGTTTTTGCTCCTCAGCGGCATCGATATATCCACCGGGTAATTCATAATCAATTAAGATTAAACCACGGGCTTTCATTATTATCTCCTAGAGCCACACGCTTGGTAACGCAGCAACATGGGCCACAATATTCTGCGGTATATGCACCTGCATATACATTATATTGTACTGTATAGTACGAGTACTAGTTTACAAGGAAATAATTTGGAGGAGACATGCAGCCTATTTTTCTTTTAGATACAGGCCACCATTTACAATAGTACCGAAAAAAATAAACTAGGGAACTTATCGTAGCATTTTTTCGGTAAGCTGACCCATATCCTGTAATAAGAAAAGACCATGTGTAGCAACTACTCTGCCGAAACTGGGATGCTGAATAATCTGGGATACGCTTTTTTAATATCTTCACATGATAAGTACTTAAAATCTTCTTCAAGCAGTATGACTGATGTTTTAACACGACCTTCTAACCTTTTTGATAGCTTAACAGCTTGTCTACTTGCATCTTTATCTAGGGCTATAACTACTTCCTGATAAGTACATAGTTGGGCCTTAACTATGGACGTTAGCGTAGTTCCTAGTAGGGCGCAACCGGAACAATTAGTGAACCTTGCTATAGAACAGGCAGAAACTGCATCTTCTACCACAATAGCCTTGCTCCCATTACCTACTTTAAACATTCTATCAATTAATCCGTACTGTTTCCATTTTGGAATTTCTTTACCCAAAGACCGTCCTACTGCACCCTTTCCATTTTTTGTGAAAAACAGAACGCGCTTGTCAACAGGAGCATACACCACTCGTATTAATCCAGATCTGTACGCCTCGATGGCGTTGTTGTCTTCTAAGTATTGAATTACGGCTGGGTAGTTCTCTATTGCTGCTAGATGCTCTGGAATATCTATGAGCTTCTTTGCCCTAGCACCGTCCTCTATGCCGTTTATACGGCGAAGCATAGCTCCTGTGGACATGCCTACGCCTATCGAGCCCTTAGCACCACAGCTGGCCTTAAAACAGTGCCACAGCTTAGCACCGGACTTGTTAGCAATGCCAAGCGTCTTGCGTCCACCACAGAATGGGCAGTTAACATTTATACCAGTACCTTCTCTGACTGATATTTTCTCAATAATATCTAATTGCTCTCGATACGAATACATAATTACTTCCTACCCAACTACTTACACTAGTAAAAACATTAACAAATAACCTAGTTATGTGATCGCGTACCAACGCCTCGTAACCCATTGTTTTTATTATACCTGAACTACCCTGAAGGTCGGTGGTTCAAATCCACCTCCCGCAACCAAACTACTGATTTAATTGGATAATCAGTAAAATTCTAGGCCAATTTTGGTCTAAAATGTCGGCTGGTACTAGTACCGTATTTAGTACTAAAAATCGTACCAGCCCATTGTTGGTAGAATCAGGAATAGATCACTTTAGAGTTACCTTTACCCTTTTCCATAGCGCGTAATCGTTCTTTGTGCGTCATGGGAGTAATAAAGGGTTGCCGAAGGGCAAACCAAGATACTGGAAATAGAGTGTGCATGGCCTCACAAATCTGGTCTGCCACGATCCTAGTCTCATATTGCGTATCAGGTGCAGATCTAAGGTTAACCATGTCAGAGAAGGCGTCTAGGGAGCCTGACCACCACCACTCAGTCATAGTTGATTGTGGCAGCACCATACGCGCCTGTTCCGGACATACGCCAGCATCTAGTAGTGATTGGTACAGTTCCCAATTTAGTTTTTGGTAGTGAGTTTGTGTTTCACCCACTAGGAAATTTGGGTTGCGCTTGTCTGGTACGTTATACAACTCTATCACGCCAGCGCTTCCCTGCTTCTTATCTTCACTGCGTCCACGCCAAACATCTGGCTCATAGAACTCAGGTTTGTAATCCACGTAGCGCCGGCTTACTTCGTTCCATCGAAGGAACTTATGTTTCACAAGTTGTCTAGCTACAAATATAGGAGCCTTAACATGAAAACTTGCAAAGCAATGACCAAAGGGAGATGTATGCTTGTGGGTGGCTAGATACGATATTAACTTACGGTCTTTAGGCTTTAGTCTAAAGTAAGCCTTACCGCCACCGTGAGCATCGAGGTAGTACGGGCTCTTGGTATCAACTCTTTCTAACGCGCTGCTCTTGTTGAATGATGTCCTAGCCGCATTAACAACAGTTATATCACTGCCCATATGGTTTAGGAGTGTTGCTGTTATCATTCTGTTACTCTCGCAAATTCAACCATCTCGCTAGTGATTTCGATTTCATTGAAAGAGCCTTTTATCTCATAATAAAATGAGTCATTGAACGGACATAAAAGCTCGTCGAGATTATGCATTCTTGTTTCAATTTCGGTCATGGTAGCGTCTGCATCCCAATCAAGCCCAAGCTCTTTTAGCTCGTTTTTGACATGCTCTTGGCCTTTATCGTTAAGATGTTGCGCTTGGATTAATCCAGTTTGGGTTTCATCCCATGAGCCACAGGACTCGCAATGGTGGACAAAATCCTCACCGCGCAAATCTTTAACTAAGCCCTCATCATCAGTTACTGTAAAATGATGGTCACCTGTTTGCAGAAGCCATCCACCATTTTCGGCGTGATGGGACAAGGCGTCATTATAATTATCAAAATCTCTCATTTGCTTGCCCCTTCTTGTTTTTTTACCTGTGCAAGAAGAGCGTCAAACGCAGGACCGCTTTCCCAATCATCCATTAAAAGAGAAAATTGTTCTGGGGTCATTTTATCTTCAATTCGTCGTAACTCATTTTTCCAATGACCAATAAATTCACGATCATTTTGTTGCTGTGCTTCCAAAATTAAATCTAAACATATGGCATATTGTTGCCGACAATTTTGAGGCGTCGTTTTTGATGTAAATACTTTCATATTTTGTCTAACGTTGTCTTTTTGCAATTCCGATAAATCTTCAATTTTCATTTTATTTCTCCTCTAACTCTGTAAGCGCGCGCTGCAATGCGCGTTTAATCCGCTTGGACCGATCAGGAAGTATGACCGCGTCTAAGCCCTCTATAAGCCACTCAAGCTCTTGCTGAGTGGCGGCAACTTTAATGGCGGACGTGAAGAATGTGCCGC